AATAATCTGAGTAAAGTATGCAAAAGGGTTCTGTGATTTCTCTGGGTTAAAGTTATGAATGTATTGAACACAATTCTCAATACCATCAGAAATCATATCTTCCTTAAACATATAATTTACAAAATTAGGTTTAAAGGAAAGATGATTAGCAATCTTTAAGAAACAATCACCAATGTAGCGAGGTATGACTGGTCTTGGTTTTCCTTGTATCTCAGCAATTTCTCTATCTTCTCTATATCGAATTAAAGCAGCTAAAAACTCCTTATTATTAACATAATGTTCGGATCTCTTCCTCTTGGCCATAGGTCTTTTTAGCATAACTACATTCTCAACATATGTAGGTATTTTAACACCTAACCAAATACTTGACAAGTTTTAAATATCGAGTAGAATACCTTTGTTAGGGTTCATAGGAATGGCTTAGCTAATTACTTTTATAGATCTTTTCTAAGATTTCTTTAGCATCTCTTACATTAGATATATAACCCATCTTACGATTAATTTTATATTCATTAGTACCATTAGTATCAGATTGTCGTACATAATTCTGATAGAGTATAATCATTTCTATATCAGACGATTCACTTAACGTTAATACGTCACTTAAATTTAAAATAAACATATCATCAGTTGTTGTTTTTAACCAAGGTTCTATTTTATATCCTATAGGTCCTGTTCTTACTTTAATCTCACTAATAATAATTGGATTAGATAATATTAATAATGTACGATCATCTTCTTCTGCGGCTGCTACTTTAGCAAATATTTCTTCTCCAGTTTTTAATTTAATTGTTGCATAAAAATCGTCTTCCATCATACTTTTAATTGAATAGAGATTATCTCATAGTTAAAATTTTCTTCATTGTAAGTTTTAATTCTTTCAATAAAATGATTGAGTGTATAATTTTTTTTATATTTTGTTGAACAATCATCAGCAATATCATATAACGTTGCTTTTATTTTATCCTTTCCTTTTCTAAGAACTCTTCCAATACTTTGAAGATTGCGAATTCTAGACTTACTTGGGGAAGCAAAGATGACATTGTGGAGTTTTTTAATATTGATACCAGTACTAAAAGTTCCATAAGATGCGACGATAATTGCGTTATTTTCACGCTCTGTTATCTCTCTTACTTGTTCTCTTTCCTCTGCATCTACTCCACCATGAACAAAGAATACCTTACGATTATCACTCGTATTACTATTTATTGACTTATACAGTATCTCTCCATGCGATTCTACTCTTGCAAAAAGAATAAGAGTATTTCCTTTAAGATCTAATGCAAGATTTTTAATAAATCGATTACGTTTTTCATGTCCAATAAGATATTGAATTTCATCTTCATAGACTTCAAAGTTCTGTGGTTTATGCTTTAAAACAATACATTGAATATCTAATTGGGAAAGATGTCCTTGTCTCATCAATTCATCAGTTCTTGTTACCTTATATGATGGACCAAATAAACCTTCTAAAACCCATTTGTGGGTTTGAGTTCCATCTAATGTTCCGGTAAAACCAAATCTATATTTTGCATGATGCAATTTTGTCATTATATTTATTAAAGATTTGCTCTTAAAAAGATGAGCTTCATCACCTATAATGCAATTATATTCTTCAAAAAACGTGCGATCTAATTTATATACTGATTGCCAAGTAGTAATTGTTACCGGTGCTTGATTGCTTTTTTCTCTACCAGAATAAATTTTGTGGCAAAATAAATCCGCACTCCAACCATAATCAAGAAAATCCTTATACATCTGCTCTACGAGAGATGTTGTCGGAACAACTAGGAGAATTTTTTGTCCTTTATCTGCATAATATCTTACTATAGAATAAATCATCAAAGATTTACCAGAAGCAGTTGGTGATATTAATAGTTTTCTATTATGCTTTAAAGCACCATATACTCCTTCAATCTGATACTTCCTAGGAGTATGAGCACAAATCGAATGCATATAATCTTTGACACCTTCATATGAAATATGATCATTCTCTTCATATGGAGTCCCATAAAATTTATTATTTTCAAATTTATAACTGTATCCGTAATTCTTACAAAACTGAATAATTTTATCCAACAGACCTACGTAAATCTGCTTAGATCTCATATCAAATAAATGAATCTCGCCATTCCAATTCCTACCACGATATTGTGGCATAAATTTTGCATTAGGAACCTCAAACTTAAAGTGATCTCTAAGTTCATATTCTATATGAGGTTCAGTATTAATCTTTAAAAATACTTCGTTGGATTTTGAAATAACAAGATTAGTTGTCGTATCAATCACATAGATCCATTCATCTATGGGTATTTATTTACCCTAGTCCAGAGTTAAATCTCATAAACTCAATTGCATTTTTTATTTGAAATGTTCTATTCTGAATTACTTTTAAAATGCTTTCAATGTAAACAAGCATAGTATCATAATAATCAATCTTCAATGAACAAGTAGATAACTTCTCATCTGCATCAAGATACTTAGTCATTGTATCTTTATCTCTTATCTTCTTTGGAAATGGATTCTCTACATATACTTCTGGATCTGCCTTACCACTAAAGTATTCATATCGTTCGTGCCTTATATTTTTCCTCTGTTGTTCTGCCTTCTTTCTCATTAGAAAAATAGTATTATATAATTCAAAATACTTTGCATGGAGAGATGGGATATTAGTAGATTCTGTGTGGAGATTGTCCATATCAATCTTTGAGTCCTTTTCCCACATCTCCTGAAGTTTATCAAGATCAACCATTTAAACAAAAATAATTTTTAATTTAATCATAACACACAATTAAGTGTATGTAACTACACCTTACCAATAGGTACTATTTCATATGATGTATACTTAAACTCTGCGTTTGCTGTAAAATATTCAATATCAGTATCTGTAGCATCAAATGTTAAAGTTGTGAGTGAAGTTGGAAATAAGTCTTTAAAATTTATATTAAACTTTGGAATTAAACTACTACTCAATATTTGTAATGTTCCATCAGAATATATGTTTAATTTATCCTTAACATAATTACCATTCACTAATCCATTATTATTAAGATCCCTAAATTCTTGAACGGAGTCTGGATATCCCAATCCACGAATCCAATCTTGAAGTTCAATGTAATTTTCTAAATTCTCATCAACAAGAAATCTTAATCTCAAGTCACCAAATTCTAACTTATCTCCAGGTGTTGGAATATCCCTTAAGTAATTTGGTTGTATTGCAACACCAAGAGATACATCTGGAATGTTGGCTTCATTGCAGAAAAAAGCAACCTTCGGACTTCTTTTTAAATTAAATTGAAATCCTGTAGGAGCAAGAAAATTGCGATTTTCAATTTGGGACCTTGCCATCTTATCGTTTTCTAAGTATTTAGTTGAATTCTTTTCTTTCTATTTCATAAAAAAAGACCCCCCCTGAAAGGGGAGGTCTGAAAGGACATGTGGGGCATCCTGCTCCACAACATCCACGATCACATGAGGTTCTTAACAGCAACACGTCTGTAATAACGGTTCTTGTTGGTGGTAAGAGCGCCAAGTGCTTGAACACTTCCTTCAGCGAAGGGGTTAGCAACAAGACCATAACGAGTCTTGAAGCCGATCTTGGGCTGGAAGGAATTCTCGCCAACTGCACGAACCATCTGGAGAGGAACGTAGGGGCAATAGAATAGACCAGCGTCATAAGGAGAAGAACCCTTATAACCAACGACATAATACTGATTACCTGGAGTTCCGTTAGCGGAAGTAAGGTTAGCAGAATATGGGTCGATGTAGACGCGATACTTGCCTTGGAGAACACCAGCAAAGGTGTTACCTGTATCATCAACGTTAAGATTGGCGTTGAGTGCAGGGGTGTAGTCAAGAACACCAGCCATGGTCAGTGCAGACGCAACGTCAGCAGAGCACATGATGATGTTGCCCTTTCCGCGACGAGTTCTTTGTGCAATTGCGTTAGCATCGCGCTCGATTTGGAATAGGAGACCCTTGAACTTCTCAACAGACCAACGACCATTGGAGTCAATGTCGAGGTCGAAGATGCCAGGAGTTGCAACGTTTTGAACAGCACCTTGCTCAGCAACCTTGTAGATAGTACGAATAACTTCGCGGTTAATTTCAGCGAGGATTTCTGTACTTAGGATGTTAGCAAGTTCTGCTTCAGCGTTAAGACCGTGAATGGCCTTAAGGTCTTGAGCCAGTTCTAAACTGTACTCAGCCTTCAGTGCGCGTGACTTAGCAGTAACTGTGACTTTCTCAATCGAGAATGCCATCTGGTTGAATGCGCCGATACCGTCGCCCAGATCTTCTGCCTTGTCTGTACGCATACCCTGGCCAACGTTGTAGCCAAGGGAAGTTGCGGAACCAATTGGTTCTAGTGCGCCTGGGTTCTCACCTGCTTGTGCAGTAGTACCCATACCAGCGGCAGTCTCAGACCAACCAGCGGTTACGTTGAAGTTAGCGTCTTGTCCAGAGAATGCAGTATCTGCTTCGTTGAACAGTGCTTCGTCTCCACCCTGAGTCTTGTACTTAGAACGCATCGCGAAGATGAGTCCAGTAGGACCAGACATAGGCTGAACGCCTGCAAGGTCATATGCGACCAAGTTAGGCATTGCGCGTCTGATCAAGGAGATCAGGACAGGATCGAAACCTGCAGTTGCGGTATCAGAACCTGAAGAGGTGTATCCACCATTACCAACAGCGTTGGTAGGTGCCTCAGTAAGGAATGACCCAGACTCAGCAAATTGACTTTGCTCTTTGAGGAATTTTTCTTGGTTTTCTAACAGGACAGCGGTGACAGCTTTACGATGAGAATCTTTGATTTCGTCGCAACCTTCAGCGTTCAGAAGGGGTGCCCACTTTTCCTGCAGATGTTCAGATTGGAACATTTGCGTTTTACCTTTAAAGTGTTTTACGTTTTGGTTTGAATTATATTAAATTCAATTATTTGTTAAATGCCGAAAGAGTTTTCAGATATGAAGCCATAGATCCTGAAACAGATTCAGGAGCATTGTCTACACCTTCTGAGAGACTTTCAGATTTAGCATGAGGAGAACTTTGCTTGGGAGCAAAATATGCTTCCTTCAATGTCTCCAGTTTTTCACGATATTGTCCTTCACTTTCAAACTCTACACTCTCAGCAAGTGAAGCGAGCTTCTCTTTCTGAGTAGCGGCAAGGCCTTCAGAAACTTCGTCTAGGATTCCATCAGCAACCGACTCTGCGAGTCGCCTGTTAAGGGAAACGTTTTTCTCAATTTGCTCGTTGAGTTTTGTCTCCATATCATCAAGTTTTTCTACCATACTCTCTAATACATCGTATCTATCTTCAGGGATTGTTACATAATGTTCTTCAAAAAGACCCTTCATTCCAGAAAGGAATGATTCGGCCATTTCATTCTTGAGTCCATTCTCAATTGCAAGAGAGTTTTCATTAAACCACTCTTCCGAAACATACTCAAGATAAGAATCAACACGCTCATTAAGAGCAGTCTTGATTTGTACTACTTCTTCTACAAGTTTTTCTTCATATGATACTTCTAGAGATTCTTTGATTGCTGCTACCTTTGAACCAATTGCTGCTTCAAAGATTGCTTTTGCCTTTTCTTTAAACTCTTCGGAGAGTTCTTGTCCATTAAGAAGTGCTTCAACATCTTCTTTTACATCAATTTCAGTATAATCCGGTGCCTCTGCCTCTACAACAACTTCCTCTTCAGTAGTTTCTGCTTCTGCAACAACTTCCTCTTCGGTAGTTTCTGCTTCTGCAACGACTTCGTTTTCAGTAGTATCGTCTTCAGAGACGACTTGTCCTTCTACTTCCTCTTCTTCCTTCATGCCCTTCTTCATGGCATCAGCAGATTTTGCACCCTTATTAACAACATCTCTAACTTGTTTTAGAGATCCTCCAGGAGTGGCAAGTTTTGCTGAATCATCGTCAGGCTTGTAGTTTTCTGGAGTAGGACCTCCAAGATCTTCAACTGCGCCGAGTTGAGTTCCAGGATCGGTCATGGTTGGCATAGGCTCTGCAGGTTTTGCGCCAGCATTAACTGCAGTTTTGGATTGCTTAGTGCCTGCTTCCATTTCTTGTAAATTGTTGTCACTAGACATTCGTACTCTCCGTGTTATCCGTAGTTTAAATTAACTATATTTATTTATAAATAAATGTTTTTATATAAATTGACGCTATGCTTATAGATTAGTTAAGAAATCGTCAAACAATTCAACCTTCTTTTCTTGCAATTGTTTTTGGAAAGCAAGAGATTCAATTGTTTCTCTCATTTGTTCTGCATATTTTTCGCGAAGAATACCACCTTCCCATACCCATTCTTTTCCTTCCATAATTCCTTCAACAAAAGCATCAGGAGCAGAAGGATCAGCAACGATATCAGCAGCAGTTGCTAGCATGAAATCATCACCAAC